AGAAGATCAGCGTGAAGGAAGCGGCCCGGTGCATGGGCAAATCTGATCAGTTTGTGCGGATCGGCCTTCAGCGTGGCCTTCTCCCCTTTGGCAATGCGGTTCCCGGAACCGGGAACAACTGGAACTATTACATTAACCCCACCAAGTTCAGGGAGTATGTGGGCGCTGAAGCGTTCAACAGCTTCTTTGGACTGACTGCCTAAATGAAAGGATGGTAACGATGATGCAGATTGGATGCACGGTTCTGATTCTTCCCAATGCTGAATATAGCGGGAAGTTTACTGGTATGACCGGTAAGGTTGGCAAGTATTACGGGAGCGCCAAGAATGGCCCCAAGGTTGGCGTGGAGTTCCCCGGCATGAAGAACGATTGTGAAAGTGGTTTGTTCTGGTTCAGTGTGGAAAAGGTGGAAGTTCTTCAGACCCAGCCTTTTGTGGAATACCTGATGAACGATGCCGCTTTTACCGCTACTTTGGCGGAAGGTACTTCCCGGATGCACCGGAAGCGTGAGCTGCTTCCTTTTCCCGATGTGAAGAAGGTTATCTTCAGCGGCCCCAAAACCATTGTTCTGTGGGCGGATGGCACCAAGACCATTGTTTCCTGTGGGGACGGTGACACCTACGATTATTATAGCGGCTTCTGTGCGGCGGTTGTGAAGAAGCTGTTCGGTTCCACCACCCATGCCAAAAAGGTTTTGGGCAAGGTGGTTCAGGTTCAATGATTACGCTATTCCAGCACCAGCAACAGGCCCTTGACCAGACAGAAGGCCATAACCGATGCGCTTATTACCTTGATATGGGCCTTGGGAAAACCTTTGTTGGTTCAGAAAAAGCCCTGAAGCTAAATAGCCGTGTGAACCTGTTGATTTGTCAATGTTCCAAGGTTTCTGATTGGATAGATCACATGGTTGAGAACTACGCTATGAACCATTGTTGGATGATCTATGATCTGACCAACCCAAAAGAATTTAAGTGGTTTATGGCGGCGGTTTCCGAAACCGCTAATCCTACCAGAATTTGTGGCGTGATCAATTATGAACTGACCTTCAGACGGAAGATTTTGAAAACCCTTTCCGGGTTTACGCTGATGCTTGATGAAAGTTCACTGATCCAGAACGAAACCGCCAAGCGTTCAAAGTTCATTCTTTCCTTGAACCCTGAAAATGTGATTCTTCTTTCCGGCACCCCCACTGGTGGCAAATATGAAAAGCTGTGGAGCCAATGCCAACTTTTGGGGTGGGGCATATCCAAGGAACTGTTCTGGAAGCAGTACATTCAAACGGAATGGGTTGAAGATGATGGGTTTTGGCGACAGAAGATCACCGGCTATAAAAATGTTGACCGGCTGAAGAAAAAGCTGGCGGAACATGGTGCTGTGTTCATGACCACCGATGATGCCGGGATTTCCCTTCCCAAAAGAACCATGATTCCGGTAAGGACATCCCCGGCAAAAGAATATTGGAAGTTCTGGAATGATCGGGTGATCAGCATAAACACCGCCACCCTTCAGGAATTTGAACTTGATTCGGATTTTTGGGGTTCCAATGCTGATTATGAGCGGGAATTGATTGGTGATACCAGCTTGACCCGCCGCTTGTATGCCCGTCAGCTTTGCGGCCTGTATAACCCGAACCGGTATAAAGCATTTCGGGAACTGGTGGAAAGCACGGAAGATCGCTTGATTGTGTTCTATAACTTCACAGAGGAAATGGAGCGCATGAAGGGAATTGTGAAGGCCATGAATCGCCCCATATCCATCCAATCTGGTGAAGTCAAGGATTTGGGGGCCTATAATTTCCATTCCAATTCTGTGACCTTCATTCAGTATCAGGCCGGGGCAAGAGGGGGCAACTTCCAAAAGGCCAACAAAATCATTTATTTTAGCCTTCCTGAAAGTTGGGAGTTGTGGGAGCAAAGCCAAAAGCGAATTCACCGCATGGGGCAGGAACGCCCGTGCTTCTATTACTGGATGATTTGTCCCGGCACCGTGGAAGAAAGCATTTATTCCACCTTGCAAATGAGAAAGGATTACAACGATGAACTGTTCAGAAAATACGAGGATAGCCACCCAAAAGGCTAAAAGGAACAGATGGTTCAGACGGATGTTCACCGTTGCCATTCTGTTTGGGCTGGTGGTTGGGTTCATCCTTGGGCGGATTACGGCACTTGCCTTTGATGGGGTAACGGTGGAGCCGAACCAAGAGCCTTCCCAATCTACTGAAGTTCAGCCCACCCAATCTGTGATCCCCATGCCGGAAGTTACTGTGGAGCCGGAACCGGAATATTTAGGAGAATTCAGGATCACCGCCTATTGTTCCTGTGAAATCTGTTGCGGAAAGTGGGCTGAAAACCGGCCCGATGGAATTGTATATGGTGCTTCCGGTGAAGAACTGGTTTCCGGTGTTTCCTGTGCTTCCCCGCTACCCTTTGGAACCGTTGTGGAAATTGAAGGGGTTGGAACCTACATAGTTCAGGACAGAACTTCTTCATGGGTGGTTGATAAGTATGGGGAAAACCTGATTGACATTTACTTTGATGATCATGAAGCGGCCCGTGAATTTGGGCTTCAGTATCATGATGTTTATTTGAAAGAAGGTGCAAACGATGATCAAATGTGAAAACCCCTGTCCCTTGGGGAAGTTTGATGGGTGTTGCCATAAATGCCCCAGCTTCCACATTTGCCCCGATGCCTGTTCGGAACATCCTAATGAATGTGGAACGGCAACCTTTGATGAAGAAACCAGCCTTCAGGAATTCCAGCAATCCCAGCTTGCCACCCTGAACGCCATTGCTTCCCTGACAGCCCACAAAAAGGCCATTGAGGAACAGGAAAAGACCATGAAAGCGGCCTTGTATGATGCTATGGTGAAGTTCGGGATCAAGAAGTTTGAAAGTGATGTTCTGAACCTGACTTTGGTTGAGCCGACCACAACCACCACTATTGATTCCGCCAAACTGAAGAAGAAATATCCCGCTATTGCGGCGGAATGTTCCAAATCCAGCGCCAAGGCCGGTTATGTGAAGATCACCCTGAAGGAGAGTGAAAAGTGATGAAAAAGTTTATTTCTTTGATTTCGGCGGTGCTTCTGGCGGTTAGTCTGTGCGCCTGTACTGAAGCAAGTCAGGTGAACCACAACATCAATCAGGCGGCTGATAATTTCAATATAACCCGCCGCTTGGAGGTTATCAACGCCCGGACAGATACCCCGCTTTTTGAACTGATTGGGAACTTCTCATTGTCCAACAATTCTGAAAATGAATTGGTGGTAACGGTTGAGTTGGAGAACGGAACCTATAAAAAACATTATGTGTATCTGAATGAATACACCATGTATGTTGTGGAAGATTTGAGCGGTTCCGATGTTTCCCCCTATCATTATGAAATCAATGTTTTACCTGAACAGTTTCAGATTTTTGAACTGATTCATGAGCCTTAAAGAGGGATTTTCTATGGTTGAAATGCTGACTATGATTTCCCCCAAGGACGGTAAGAAGCACAACTTTTTCCCGGTAGAGCGGGACGGGATTAAACTTTTGGCCGATGTGACCGGAATTAGGAAAAAGAAGGGTTTGGACAGCGTTCTTCTTTACCGGCTGGAAGATGGCAACCTGATTTTTGACAGATACGAGCGGGTTTCCATCTTCAGAAAGGCTGAAGGGTATTACTAATGCCAAGGGATGAATTTTGGGATGCCTTGAAGGAACACGCCCACCGAAACCACCAAGAACGGGTTTCCAAGAACCCTGACCGGATCGCTTATGCCATTCAGCAGTTTGAAACGCACGGGGTTGAATACCAGTTGAAGAACCCGCAAACCGGCCATTTCCATTGCTGGCGGAAGTCTGATGATCAACTGTTTCAGTTCTATGCCGGAACCGGCAAGATTCAGGGCCTTCAAGCCCGTGGAATTCACAACCTGATCAAGATATTGGAGGGGTGAAGCCGTGAATGATTATTAAATGGCACCCATGCCCCGGCCACCCTAACTATCAAATCAATCGTTTGGCCCAAGTTCGTTCTGTGAAAACCGGGAAATTGTTAAAGCCTTATGACGATGGTTCCGGTTATCTTCGGGTGAAACTGGATGGTGAGAATTGCCGGTTACATATCCTTGTGGCGCTGGCATTCATTCCAAACCCGGAGAACAAGCCTGTAGTGAACCATAAACACGGGAAGAAGCATGATTGCAGGGCTTCCCAGTTGGAGTGGGCCACCATATCAGAAAACACAAAACACGCTTGGGATCATGGGTTGATTCGGCGGGGGGGGGTGAAAAGCCGTGGCAGGTGAAAAGAACTTTGAAACCCGCCTGAAAAAGTGGCTGAAAAGTGAAGGGATTTATCCCTTGGGTGAACCAGTTGACCGGATGGGAACCCCGCCCTGTGGGTATTGGGAAAAGCGTTGGGGCGGCGGAAGGTATGTGAAAAGTGGCCTTCCTGATATGAAGATTGTGGTGAAGGGGATCACCCTTGAAGTTGAACTGAAAGCTACCAACGGCACCCCTTCAGAACTTCAGAAGCGCAATCTGGCCCAAATCAATAATTCCGGTTGCTTTGGCTTCATCCTGTACCCGGAAGGCTTTGAAACCTTCAAAAAAATTGTGAAAGGGGTGAAACAATGCGAGTTTCCCACAGCCGGGTTGATCTCTTTAATAAATGCCCATACCGATACCGCTTGCGATATGTGGAAGGGCTGAACACCATCCCGGACACTGAACCGGATAATGCCTTGATCCTTGGCACCGCCCTTCATACGGGCATTGAAGAAGGGGTTGAACAGGCCCTTACCTTCTACCAATCCAGCTTCCCCATTCTGACGGATGATCACATTCATGAAATGATGAAGCTGGAAGCCATGATTTCAAAGGCAAAGGCCCTGTTGCCACCTGGCGGCACCTTTGAACTTCCTATTGGGGATTCTGATTTCACCGGGTTCATGGATTATCTGGTTCCTGTTGGATGGATGGCCCCGGAACATCCTGATAACCGGTGGGGTGGAAATGTTCAAGTATTTGATCTGTATGACTTCAAGTATTCCAATAACGGAAAAAGCTATTCCGTTTCCGGTCAGCTTCACGAATACAAGTATTGGTATGAACTGACCTACCCCGGCCACCGGATCAGGAATATGTATTTCCTGATTGTCCCCAAGGTGAAGATCAGGCAGAAGAAAACGGAAACCCTGATGCAATTTCGGGATAGATTGCAGGACGCTTTGAAAGAAGCTGAACCGTATTTGATGCCTGTTCAGTATGACCCCATGAAAATCATTGGCTTTTTAACCGATGTGAAGCACATGGTTGAAGCCGCCGATTTCCCCAAGAACCCTAACCACTTTTGCGGTTGGTGTGAATATCAAGAATACTGTGAGAAAGGATGGAACTATATGTTACTCCCCAAAAATGAACGGCGTAACCTGAACGCCACCAAAAAGAAGGTTGTATGGCTTTACGGCGCACCCTTCAGCGGCAAGACCTTCTTTGCCAATCAATTTCCTGATCCCCTAATGCTGAACACGGATGGCAACATCAAGTTTGTGGATGCCCCCTATATCGCCATTCGGGACACCGTGACGGTAGAAGGCCGGTTGACCAAGCGGTACTTGGCTTGGGAAGTCTTTGCTGATGCCGTGGCCGAGTTGGAGAAGAAACAGAACGACTTCAAAACCATTGTGGTTGACCTTCTGGAAGATACCTATGAGGCTTGCCGGGTGTATATCTGTGATCGGCAGGGCTGGAAGCATGAAAGTGATGATTCCTTCCGGGCGTGGGACATGGTTACTTCCGAGTTCCTGAACACCATCAAGCGGCTGGTCAGTCTGGACTATGAAAACATCATCCTGATCAGCCATGAGGACAGAAGCCGGGATTTGACCCGCAAGAGCGGTGACAAAATCAGTTCCATTCGCCCGAACCTTCGGGAAAAGGTTGCCAATAAGGTTGCCGGTATGGTTGACCTTGTGGCCCGTATCGTGGCGGATGATAATGACCGGGTGCTTTCCTTCAAAACTTCTGAAGTGATCTTTGGCGGTGGGCGGCTGACCGTTCACAACAAGGAAATCCCGCTGGACTATGAAGCCTTCTGTGAAGTCTATGAGGAAGCCAACCAGAGGGCCGCAGGAGCCATGAAACACGGCGGCAATACCCCGGCAACCCCGGCACCTGAAACGGCTGACAGCGGCGAACAGCGGCCCAGCAGACGGGGAAGAAAACCCAAAGCAGAAGAAGCCCCGGCCCCTGATCCTGAAGCGATTGATGATCCCAATGGTACATTTACACCGGGCGGCGGTGAAGTGGATGATTCCGCCCCTGTGGAGCAGACGGAACCCGACACCACCAGCCTTCCCAAATGCCCGGATGGTGACCGGATTTTCCAGCAGAACCGGGACAACCCGGAAATCCCCCTTTGCCCCAGCATTGATGCCGCCCATTGTTGCCGCAAGGAAGGCGGCCCCGATGCTTGCCCCCTGTGGGATCGCCCCAAGGCAGAGGAACCCGCACCCAAGATGGATGTGAACCCGACCCGGCGCACCCGGAAGAAGCGTGATGCTTGATGAAGATTGATCCTTGTCCTTGTGTGATCAGTCTGAATGATGGTTCAGTTCACACACTGTTTGAATTCCGCCATTTCCTTGAACTGGTGGAAGATTGCATGGGCTATGATGCCGCAAAATGGTTAAGAACCCATGTGGAGCAAGCGGAAAAGGCCGCTGATTATACCAGCCGGAAGGTAAATACTGATTTGGTTGCCTTTGAATCCAGCTTGGACAGCAACCGCAGAGCCTTTCAGGATATTCAGACAGAAGCCGCCGCTATTATGGAAGTTCTTCAAGGGAACCGGGTGAACCGTCAAAAGATCGCCCATTCCGTGAAAGAAATTGGAAAAATCATTTCAAATCAAATTTAGGAGGAAGTTTATTATGGCTATCGACTTTGACAAGATTGATCGTACTGTTGATCTGAAGGGCCTTCAGGCGGATGTGGAGGAAGCCAAGAAGAACGGCGGCGGGGATTTCCCCACCATTCCCGCTGGTAAGTATGAAGCCCGTGTGGAGAGCATGGAAATCAAGGGAACCAAGGCAGACCCCAACCGCCCCATGCTGGCCGTGTCCTTTAAGATTCTGTCCGGCGAGTATAAGAACCAGCGCCTTTTCATGAACCGGGTTCTGTATGGCACCAAGAATGACAAGAACATGATCGCTTCCGCTATCGGTTTCCTTGACAAGCTGGATTCCGGCATTCCCGTCAGCTTCACCAGCTACAAGCAGTTTGCCCAGCTTGTCCTTGACATTGCGGAAGCCATTGATGGAAAGCTGGAATATGCGGTGGATTATGACGATTCCCGTTTCAATTCCATCAGCATTGATGAAGTTTTTGAAGTTGAGGATTGAAAACCGGCGCAATATTTTTTACAATAATTGTAGGCAAATAGTCTACATATACAACGGTTTGAACCTTAACTTTCAAGGCCGGGGCGCTTGCCCCGGTTGGCCCCAAGGTGAAGCCTTCCCGTGGCGGGGCTGTTTCCACTGATTCACCGAAAGTACATTTAGAAAGTGGGTGAAAAGATGATCTTTTATGATTTCGAGGTGTTCGCTTATGATTGGCTGGTGGTGCTGATAGACCTGAACGCCAAGGAAGAAACCGTGATCATCAATGACCCTGAAAAGTTAAGCCACTTCTATGAGAAGCACAAGGGAACTATTTGGGCCGGATATAATAGCCGCCACTATGACCAATTCATCCTGAAAGGTATTTTGTGCGGGTTCAACCCAAAGAAGGTGAATGATTGGATTATCCTTGATGATAAACCAGGCTATCGGTTTTCCAGTCTATTCAGGAACTTCCCCCTGATCAACTATGATGTGATGCCGAACCCGCCCATTAGCCTGAAGGCGCTGGAAGCCTTTATGGGGCATTCCATCAAAGAAACCACGGTTCCCTTCGACATTGACCGCCCATTGACAGAAGAAGAATTGGCGGAAACGGTCAAATATTGCCGCCATGATGTAAGTGAAACCGTTGAAGTTTGGGTTCGGAGCATTGAGGAATTTAATACCACAATGTTTTTTGTGAACCACTTCCATCTTGGAACGGGTTCTATTGGAAAAACCAAAGCCCAGCTTGCCGCAGAAATCTTGGGTGGAAACGGGAAAGGGAAATCTTTTGATGATGAATTTGATTTTCCAATTCTGGATTGCTTGCGGCTGAAGAAATATCGCTTTGTGGCTGACTGGTACAAGAACCCCATCAATCACAATTATGGGAAGGCCCAAGAAAATATAACCGTTGCCGGTGTTCCACACACCTTCGCTTGGGGTGGTGGTCATGGAGCCATTCCCAAATATCATGGGCATGGAATTTTTCTGGTGATTGATGCTACTGCCTATTACCCTTCCTTGCAGAAACAATTCAAAATTGGTTATCGGGTGATGAACCATCCTGAAAATTTTGAGTTCATCCATGACAGCAACATTGAGTTCAAACGCAAGGGGGATAAAAAAGCCCGTCAACCGTTCAAAATCATGGACAACGCCATTTCAGGGCAAATGAAACAACCACAATCCGCCTTGTATGATCCAATGAGCAACAACACCATTTGTATCAATGGTCAGCTTTTGCTTCTGGATTTAGTTGAACACCTTGAACCTTACTGCAAACTTGTTCAGAACAACACGGATGGTATCATTGTCCAGCTTACGGATTATGACCGGGATTTTGAAAAGATTGATGATGTAGTTTGGGAATGGGAACAGAGAACCGGAATGAAAATGGACTTTGATACTTTCATTGGGGACATTTTTCAGAAGGATGTAAACAATTATTTTCTGATTGACCGGGAAACCGGGGCTATTAAAGCCAAGGGCGCTTATGCCAAGAAGCTGTCTGATTTGGATTATGACCTTCCCATTGTAAACCGGGCTATTAGTGAATACTTCGTTCACGGCAAACCACCGGAAGAAACCATTGGGGCCTGTGATTCCCTTCGAGATTTTCAGAAGGTGGTGAAGGTATCAAGCAAGTATGAATGTGCGCTTTATTCCCCGGTGATCACTATGGAAAAAATCAGGGATGCAAAGGGCCGTTCAAAGTCTGTAAAGCGATTCAGCGGCGGTGAAGTTCAGACGGATAAAACCTTTCGGGTGTTTGCGTCCAAAGATCATTCCAAGGGTGGCTTGTTCAAAGTATCTGGAAAAGTGGTAAACGGAAGAAAAAAGAACCCTGAAAAGTTCGGAAATACACCGGAACATTGCTTCATTATCAATGACGATGTATCTTCCCTTCCCGTCCCCGCTGAACTGGATAGGCAATATTACATTCAGTTGGCGTGGAAGCGCCTAAAAGACTATGGAGTTGACCGAGAAGGGGGGGGGATCTGAACCATGCAACTTTTTCGAGGATATGTACCGACAAAGGACAAACAATGCCTTGAAAAATTCAAAGGGCGGAAAAGATTGAACCGCCTTGAAGATGTTCAAGACCTTGACGAATACGCCGGAATTCTTGGAGAAGAAACAATTCTGATTGATGTGGATGATGCGGAAACCAGTGATCTTCTTTTCCAGATTGTTCAGGATTTGGGCCTGAAATGCCGGGTGTATAAGACCACACGGGGAAAGCACTTCTATTTCAGAAACCCGGAAGGGTATGTGGAAAAAAGCTGGACAAAGCAAACCTTGGCGCTTGGTATTGAAACAGATGCCAAGGTTGGCCGGAACAACAGTTATGCCATTATGCGCTTCAATGGGGTGGATCGGGAAGTTCTTCTGGATTGCCCGGAAGATGATATTCAAGACCTTCCCAAATGGCTTACCCCGGTAAAAACCAGCATGAAGTTCTTGGATATGAGAGCCGGGGACGGACGGAACCAAGCCCTGTTCAACTATATTCTGACGCTTCAAAGCGAGGACTTCACCAAAGAAGAAGCCCGTGAAACCATCCGCATGATCAACCGGTATATTCTTGATGATCCTTTGCCGGATCGGGAACTTGAAACCATCCTTCGGGATGAAGCATTCAAGAAACCTATCTTCTTCAAGGATAAAACCTTTCTGTTTGATAAGTTTGCGGTGTATCTGAAGAACAATAATCACATTGTAAAGATCAATAACCAGCTTCACATTTACCGGGATGGTATCTATGTTCCCGGCGCTATGGAAATTGAAGCCCAAATGATCAAGCACATTCCCAACCTGAAACGGGCGCACCGGTCAGAAGTGTTGTCCTATTTGGAAGTAATGTTCCAGACAGAGGGAGAAACCAGAGCCACCAACCCCAATGTGATTGCTTTCAGCAACGGCCTTTACAATATCCGTGATGATTCTTTCAGCGAGTTCACACCGGATATTGTGATCACCAATAAGATTCCTTGGCCTTACAACCCAGCCGCACATAATGAACTTCTGGATTACACTTTGAACCGGCTTGCCTGTAATGATCCTGAAGTTCGGGCTTTGCTGGAAGAAATGGTTGGTTATTGCCTTTACCGGCGCAATGAACTTGGCAAAGCCTTCATCCTGATTGGTGACAAGAGCAACGGCAAATCAACCTTCCTTCATGTGGTCAAGAATATGTTGGGGGATCGGAATATTGCTTCACTTGACCTGAAGGAACTTGGGGACAGGTTCAAAACCGCTGAACTTTTCGGAAAGCTGGCGAACATTGGTGATGATATTGGGGATGAATTCATTGCCAATGCTTCTGTGTTCAAGAAGCTGGTGACCGGTGACCGGGTGAATGTGGAGCGAAAAGGCCAAGACCCCTTTGAATTCAACAACTATGCCAAATTCCTGTTCAGCGCCAACAACATTCCCCGCATGAAGGATAAGACCGGAGCCGTTCAAAGACGGCTGGTGATCGTCCCATTTGATGCCAAGTTTACCCCAAATGATCCTGATTTCCGCCCGTTCATCAAGGATGAATTGTGTGAACAAAGTTCAATGGAATATCTGATTTTATTGGGGCTGAAAGCCTTGCGCCGGGTTCTGATGAACGCCCAATTCACCACTTCCAGCCGGGTTCAGGGACAGCTTGACGAATACGAACAGAACAACAACCCCATTATTGGGTTCATCAATGAAATTGGCCTTGATGGGATTATCAATGAAGCAACGGCCACCGTTTACCGGAAGTACAAGGAATACTGCATTGCAAACAACTTCCAAGCCCTTTCCAACATTGAATTTTCACGGCAAATTACCAAACGCTGTGGGCTGACCACCGATGCGAGGTATATCCGTGGAAAGAAAACCAGAATTTTTGTTGAAGAAAAAGGTGGTGATTCTTGATGGCTGGTTCAAAAAAGGTGTTCACCACCCTTGGAAGTTCAAACCATGCGCTTGAAAATCGGGAAGCATTTGATTATTACGCCACCGATCCAAAAGCTGTGGAAATGCTGTTGAAACTGGAACAATTTGCCCCGGTAATTTGGGAACCGGCTTGTGGTGAAGGCCACATTTCAAAGGTTCTTCAGGCCCACGGCTATGAGGTGATCAGCACCGATCTTGTTTACCGTGGGTTTGGTGATCCTGAACCGCTGGACTTCCTAAAAGAAACCTTGGATGGTTTTGAAGGGGATATTATTACAAATCCGCCGTATTCCGTTGGGCTTGAATTTGTTCAACGGGCGCTTGAAAGTATCAGGCCCGGTGGGAAAGTGGCAATGTTCCTGAAGGTACAGTTCTTGGAGGGACAAAAACGGGGAGCCTTTTTCAAAGACACCCCCCCCCGAACCGTTTACATATCCCGTTCACGGCTTTCTTGCGCCAAGAATGGTGATTTTGAACGGTTCCCGGATTCGGCCATAGCTTATGCGTGGTATGTGTGGGAAAAAGGCTTCACCGGTGATCCGGTTATCAAATGGTTCAACTGAAAGGATGATTGAAATGGAAATCAAAGATAGTGGAGAGCGCACCCGGTTTGATACCGGGGCGGTTCGGGATATGCACACCGGCAAAGGCCGCATGGATTTATTGCCGTGGGAAGCCCTTGTGGAAGTTTCCAAGCATTGTGAAGAAGGGGCGCTGAAGTACGGGGAACGCAACTGTGAAAAGGGCATTCCCATTCACAGCCTGATTGATTCGGCCTTCCGTCACCTTGCCAAGTACATGATGGGCATAAAGGATGAACCCCACCTTCGGGCGGCGGCTTGGAACATCCTGTTTGCCCTTTACATGGAAATCAAACACCCGGAACTTCAGGATATACCAACCAGAACCATTGGTGATCCGTGTGAAGGCTGTGCAAATATCAACCGCCCTTGGAATGATTCTGTGTGCGGCCATTGTTCCCGGCTGAATGATCAGAGATATGATGCTTACCAGAAGAAAGGATGAACACCATGAAGATTATCAATGCTGATGTAGAATTTATCACCCCGATTGATGGGGCCGCAATCCTGAAGCGCCTTGAACAGTGTGGGCGGGTTTGCTATAAGTCTGAAGCCAAGATCACCGACACCAGCGCCCCGGCATTCGTGGCCGGGATCATCAAGCGGGGCCATGAAGCAGTTCTGGAACACTGTTCCTTTACGGTGAAGTTCATCTGTGATCGTGGGGTTTCCCATGAAATTGTTCGGCACCGGCTGGCGGCATATTGCCAAGAATCTACCCGCTATTGCAATTACAGCAAGGAAGGCTTTGGTTCTGAAATCACCGTGATCAAGCCTTGCTTCCTTGATGCTGATACAACCCCTTACAGACATTGGATTTGGGCCTGTTCGCAAGCTGAAGAATCCTATTTCAATATGCTGAACTTCGGATGTTCCCCGCAAGAAGCCCGTTCTGTTCTGCCCAATAGCCTGAAAACGGAAGTGGTTATGACCGCTGACATTCGGGAGTGGCGGCACTTCCTGAAGTTGCGCTGTTCCCCCACCGCACACCCGCAGATGCGGGAAGTGGCCTTGATCCTTCTGGACAAAGTTCATTCCATGATCCCGGTTTGCTTTGATGATATTTGGAGTGAATACCATGAACAGGGCTGAACGGCGGAAAGCTAAGAAAGCGGGGCTTCCGGTTAAAAAAGAACCCGTGGTGAATATCAAAGCGGCGGATGTTGAGAAGATCAAACAGGACGCTTCCAGGGATGCGGCCAACAAAGCCTTCCTTCTGATGTTGGGATTGCCGGTGATGATCCTTCATGATAAGTTTGGTTTCGGCCCGGTTCGGTGTGAACGGTTCACGGATGCTGTTCTTGAACTGTATGATAGCTTTGAAAAAGGTTATGTGTCCCTTGAAGATATTCACAAAACCCTGAAGGAAGAAACCGGGATCACTATTGTTTCAGATGGGAGGTTGAAGGATCGTGGGAACTAAACCTTGGCAGAACAAAGAAGGGTATGCTGACCCTACGGCTTATGAAGGACTGAAGCCTATCATTCGGGAAGAAGATGAACAGCAAAAGCGCCTGAACACTCTGATCTTTGTTCTGAAGTACATTATCCGTTTGGCCGGGTTTGAACTTCTGAACCGGGTTGAACTGAAGGACAAAAAGACCGGGAAGGAGTTCAAATAATGGATAGAATTGATGAATTTGTTGCTGAATTAGAAGCATTAGAGAAAAAGTATGGGCTTTATATTTGGGCTTGCGGCTGTTGCAATTCCCCGCATTTAATGGACAGTCAGACTAACGAAACTGTGGCAGAATCATTGGAGTTTCAGAATGGCAAGTATGACTTTGACCGTTGTTAATGCTTCAACAGAATAAAGTGGTTTGTACTACATTTTGGTACAAACCACTATTTGAAAATTAACTTTCAAGGAAACGCCCCTGCCAAAGCACTTCAGCGGTTGTGGTTGGAACGGATGTTGGAACAGATGCAATGAATGATCTGTGACCGTGGAAACCCTTGAAAATACTTGTGTTTTACCTTTATAGAACAGATGGAACAGATGATATATTACTTAAACTTAAAAAGAAAAAAAGTATATATAAGAAATATTATAAGAGAACTGTCCAAAGATGTGTTCCATCTGTTCTATCTGTTCCAACCTATTGACATTACAGGGATTTTCACCAGAACAGATGCGTGAAAGGATGTGTGATACATAGTGACCGATAAAGAACTTTGCCAAAAGGTCAAAGATTATTTTTCCCAAATTCAGAAAACTGATCGCTTGATCCAGCGGTTGACAGATACAGTGAACACCTTGCGTTCCAGCTTGACCAGCCAAAACTATGAGCTGAAGCCCGACAAGGTACAGACTTCCGGCGCAAAAGATACTTTAGGTGAAACGATTGTGAAGATCGTTGCCCTTGAAGATGATATAAATGCCCGGATTGATGAACTTGTGAGCATGAAGGCTGATGCCATGCACCGGATTCAGAATGTGCCTGACCAAGACCAGCAGAACATTTTGATCGCTCGGTATGTAAATGGGGAAAAATGGGAAAGGATTGCTGTTGAAGTTCACTTTTCAATGCGTCAGGTTCATAGAATTCACGGAAGCGCCTTGATTGATTTTGCGAAACAAAACCTTGATATTTGGAAAAATGGCACACCATGACAGTGACAAATGTGATAAAATAGCATTGTAAAAATGCACCCCTATAAAGGTGTGCATTTCACTTTTTCAGGAAAGGGGTGAATACCTTGACCAAAAAGCAAAAGCTATTTGTTGAAGAATATCTGATTGATCTGAACGCAACGCAAGCGGCAATTCGGGCCGGGTATTCCCCCGACACCGCACAACAGATGGGTTCTGAAAACCTGTCAAAACCTGTGATTAAAAATGCCATTGATAAGGCCATAGCTGATCGGAGCCGCCGAACCGGTATCAATCAAGATCGAGTGATTCAGGAAATTGCAAAAATGGCTTTTCTGAACCCGGTTGATGTGATTGATATGGATGAAGCCACCATCAAGGGTGAAGCCAACCGGGACGATACCGCTTGTATTGCTTCTGTTAAGGTGAAAGTGATTCCCGGTGAAGGCGGAAATATCACTGAACGAGAAGTGAAAACTTATGACAAGCTGAAGGCCCTTGAATTGTTGGGAAAACATCTTGGGATGTTTACTGACAAGCTGAAAATGGAAGGGAACCTTCCCGTGGTTATCATGGGGGATGATCAACTTGAAGATTAACCCCAAAGCAAAGGTGATCCGCCTTCCTGAAGTGGTGGGCAAAGGCTACGCCACTTATTGGAACTTCAAAGGCCGTTACCGGGTTTGCAAGGGTTCCCGTGCTTCAAAGAAATCCAAAACCACGGCCCTGAACATCATCAAAAGAATGATGCAATACCCGGAAGCCAATACCCTTGTGGTTCGTAAAGTGTTCAGAACCTTGAAGGATAGCTGTTTCACGGAATTGAAGTGGGCAATCAACCGGCTTGGGGTTCAGTCTTATTGGGAAGTCAAAGAAAGCCCCCTTGAAATGACCTACATTCCAACCGGTCAGAAGATTTACTTCAGGGGCCTTGATGATCCCCTGAAGGTTACTTCCATCACGGTTGAAATTGGCTATTTGTGCTGGTGCTGGATTGAAGAAGCCTATGAAATCATGAATGAAGATGATTTCAATATGCTTGATGAATCCATCCGTGGTGCTATCCCGGAAGAAACCGGCCTGTTCAAGCAAATCACTTTGACTTTCAACCCGTGGAATGAAAAGCATTGGATCAGGAAACGGTTCTTTGGAGAAATCACCGGCAAGGATGCCCAAGGGAACCCCGTTTACAAATTCCATGATAGCTGGATTTCCCCGGATGGTCAGATTTTCGCCACCACCACCAATTACCTGTGTAATGAATGGCTGGATGAAGCTGATCTGAAGGTTTTCCAGACTATGAAGGAAACCAACCCCCGGCGCTATAAAGTGGCTGGCCTTGGTGGTTGGGGCATTGTGGATGGCCTGATCTTTGAGAACTGGCGGGAAGAAGCCTTCAATGTGAAGGAAGTAAGCGCCAAAGCCGGTGTGAAATCCGCCTTTGGCCTTGACTTTGGTTATACCAATGACCCAACGGCGCTTTTCTGTGGGCTTGTCAGCAAGGAAGAAAAGACCATTTGGGTATTTGATGAACTGTATGAAAAAGCCTTGACCAACCGGGCCATTTGTGACCGGGTAACGGCTATGGGCTATGCCAAGGAACGGATCAAGGCCGATTGTGCAGAACCAAAGAGCATTGACGAATTGCGGGAAGCTGGCCTTCATCGTATCAGAGCCGCCCGGAAGGGCAAGGACAGCGTGAACAATGGCATTCAGTACATTCAAGGCTATACCATCATCATTCATCCCCGGTGTGTGAACTTCATCACTGAAATTTCAAACTACACTTGGGATGAAGATAAGTTTGGAACCAAGATCAACATTCCCATTGATGATTTTAACCACCTGATGGACGCTATGCGTTATGCCCTTGAAGATATGCTGGTTGGTTCTGCCTTTAGCTTTGAGTAACACGGTAGTAACAACAGGCCCCGGAAATCAAGTGTTTCCGGGGTTCTGTGTTTATTGAGCAATAGGAAGGAAAGGCCCATGTTTGAGCAACAGCAGATTTTGAAAAAGATTGAACAATGGGCTGAACGGTTGCCCTATAAAACTTTGAAGATTGAAGTGGAACTGTCCAACCAAACGCTGATCTTGGAGAAATCCAGACAGCGCCCCATTGGGTTCCAAGCCCCCCCCCACAAAAGGAAGGTGATTGAATATGCCTATGTTCACTGAAACCGCCCGGATCAATCGCCTGATCCTGATGGGCGGTTATAAAGGCATGACTGAACTTCAGTTTTTCGCCGCTGAAATTGATGAATGGAAGCGGAGCCAAAAGCGGAAAGAACAAATCATTGGTGATGCCTATTATGAAGGCCACCATGATATTCTGTTTCGGAAGCGCACTATCATTGGTGAAGATGGCAAACTTCAGGAAGTGGACAATCTGCCCAATAACCGGCTGATTGATAACCAATTTGCCCTGATGGTAGATCAGAAAACCAATTATCTTGTGGGTAAGCCTTTCACCATCACCAGCGAAAATAAAGCCTATGTGGATCAGCTTACAAAGGTTTTTGATAAGCGATTCAATCGACTTTTGAAGTATGTGTGTGAAGATGCCCTGAAAGGTGGGATCGGCTGGTTGTTTCCTTACTATGGGGATGATGGCAACCTGACCTTCAAGCATTTCCCCGCCCATGAAATCCTTCCCTTTTGGGCAGACGATGATCACACCATCCTTGATTGTGCGGTTCGGATGTACCCCCAAGAAGTTTGGAATGGCTTCAGTAAAGAAATTGTGGAGCGGGTAGAAATCTTCAAACATGATGGGCTTTGGCGTTATGTGTACGATGGCACAACACTTACCCCTGATACCCTGTTGGGCGAACACGAAAACTATTTCAGTGTAGATGATGGGGAAGAAACTATTGAACTGAATTGGGAGCGGATTCCCCTGATCCCGTTCAAGTACAATAAGCAGGAAATTCCCCTGATTCGCCGGGTGAAAACCCTTCAGGATGGTATCAACACCATGCTTTCTGACTTTGAAAACAATATGCAAGAGGACGCACGGAACACCATTTTGATTCTGAAGAATTACGATGGTGAAAACCTTGGAGAGTTCCGCCGCAACCTTGCCGCTTTTGGAGCCGTGAAAGTTCGGGATGATGGCGGGGTTGACACCTTGACGGTTGAAGCCAATGCTGAAAACTTCAATGCCATTCTGAAGCTGTTCAAGGATAAGCTGATTGAAAACGCCCGTGGTTACAATGCCAAGGATGATCGAATGGGTAACAATCCCAACCAAATGAATATCCAATCCATGTATTCTGACATTGACCTTGATGCAAACGGCATGGAAACGGAATTTCAAGCGGCCTTTGATGATCTTCTTTGGTTCATCAATCAGGATTTTGCCAACACTGGTCGGGGTGAATATTCCGATGAAGTGACCATTGTTTTCAATCGTGATATTCTGATCAATGAAACGGAAGCTATTGAAAATTGCTCCAAATCGGTTGGTATTCTGTCTAATGAAACCATTGTGGCTCAACACCCGTGGACATTGGACGCTGATACTGAATTGGAGCGGCTTCAAAAGGAAGAAGCTATGGCCCAAGCGCAAGAATACGCCGGGGCCTTTGGAAACCCCCAAGGTGGGGATTCTGGCGGTGATGAAGGCGGGGAAGAATAATCCCCGCCTTCCTATATGCCGGGGCAATAATGGGGCGGGGCCGGGGGTTCACCTCCTTCCCCCGGTCAAGGGTGCAATTCCCTTCCCCGGCACCACATGGCGCATTGGTCAAGAGGTCAAGACACCACCCTTTCACGGCGGTAACACGGGTTCGATTCCCGTATGCGTCACCATTTATGCTGAAGTGGATGGAATAGGCAGACACGGCGGATTCAAAATCCGTTGCCGCAAGGCGTGTGGGTTCAAGTCCCACCTTCAGCACCAATATTGGGGTGTAGCCAAGAGGTAAGGCAAGGGGTTTTGACCCCCTGATCCGTTGGTTCGATTCCAACCATCCCAGCCATATCAAGAAGGGAGTGTGACCCCGTGAAAAATGCTGACTATTGGCGGGGCCGCTTCGCCATTCTTGAAAATTCAGCCCATAAACAAGCAGATGAATACCTTCGGAGCCTTGAAGATATTTACCGGGGTGCTGAACAATCAGTTCAAAGGGATATTGAAAGTTGGTATCAGCGTTTCGCCACCAACAACAATGTCACCTTGGCAGAAGCCCGGAAGATGCTGACCACTGGACAGCTTGAAGAATTCAAGTGGACAGCGGAACAGTATGTGAAAGCCGCACAAAAAGCCAACCTTTCAGAAGAATGGATCAAGAAGCTGGAAAACGCTTCTACCCGTTTCCATGTCAGCCGCCTTGAAGCTATCCAATTTCAGATTCAACAGCAGATTGAACTTCTGTATGGAAATCAGGTGGATGGAATTGATGATCTTCTGAAGGATGTGATTTCCAACGGGTACACCCGTGGAGCCTTTGAAGTTCAAAAGGGCATTGGCCTTGGATGGGATTTCACCGCCCTGAACCAGAAGAAACTTGAAGCGTTTCTTTCAAAACCGTGGACAACAGACGGAAAGACCTTCCGGGATCGCTGTTGGACAAATAAAGCGGAATTGGTGGACACCGTGAACAAGGAATTGATTCAGGGAATGTTGCGGGGTGACCCCCCTTCCAAGATCATCACGGCCATTCAAAAGAAGTTTGGAACTTCCCGCTATAAGGCAAGGCGGCTGGTTCATACGGAAACCACATATTTCAACGCTGTTTCCAAAACCCAAATGTATAAGGATTTGGGAGTTGAACGGATTGAAATTGTTGAAACGCTGGATTCCCACACTTGCCCTATCTGTCAACCCCTTGATGGAAAGGTGATCCCGCTTTCCCAATATGAACCCGGTGTGACCGTCCCACCCTTCCACCCGAATTGTCGGGGAACCACTTGCCCCTATTATGACGATATGGAAGGCGAAAGAGCCGCCCGGAATGCTGATGGGGAAGTTTACTATGTTCCCGCCAACATGACCTTCACCCAATGGAAGAAGGCTTTTGTGGATGGCGTGAAGGACGGTTTGACGGTTGCCACCGTGGGCGCTATAATGAAGGCAAAGAGGGAGTTGGAACCCCTTAAATCTGAAATGTTTCCTGATTATCTGACTGATAAAAAGGAACGAAAAAACACCCAAGCCCTAATTGATTATGTAAACGGGTGTGAAAATGCTGATCCTGATGTGGTTGCTCTTTATTCCAAAATGGGCGCTATGGAGAACATCAAGGCCAATGGGATTCCCATGAAGGTTTCCCACGGAAAAAATCATGCCGTTAATTATCGCTATTATCTCCGAAATGATCAGCTTGCGGAAGCGGAATTGATTATTCCAAAGCTGGCGGGGGGTGACCTTACCGGGCAAGTGGTTACAACTTTGCATGAAGAAATGCACTTGATGGATTTCTTTAATCGGGCAGACCCCGCCAAATATGGTGATTGGTTCAGTTCCAGCCATTCCAAGTTAAGTTCATTTTTCAAGAAAGCTGATACAGATATTGGGGATGATATTGATTCCCTTTTTGATGCCTTTGACAAAGAATGTACCCGCATTTCTTCAGAAATCAATGCGAATTTGAGAACCGAACTTTCCGCTTTGGCGGATCAGTATTACGCAAGGAAAATTTCTTATTCCGATTACAAAAAGACTTATAACAAGCTGAAGCGGGAAGCAAGTGAACAGATTGATTATCAATGCCGGAATGCTATGGGCGGAGGTATCAGTTCCCTTGAAGATATTTATGATGCCCTTTCCGGTGGTTCGGCCCGTGATGCTGGCCTTGTGCGGTATGGGCGTGGTTCCAAATATTACAGGAATGTTGGAAAACGATCAGAAGAAACCCTTGCCAATTATGGTGCTTTGTCGATTGTCCGCCCTGATTTGGTGGAAATGCTTCGGAAAGATAAACCAGCGTTGGTGGAAGCCTTGGAAGAAGTTGTTCAAGATATGTTGAAGAAAGCTGGTGGTTGATATGACGCAGGAAGAAAAGCTGATGAAGGTTCATGCACTTCTGACTGAAGTTTCTGATGTTCTGATTGACCGCTTCTTCGATGTGAACAGTGAAGAACTTCTGGATGAAAAAATTGAAGTTCTTACTGCCCTAAAGGATGGAAAGACCCCTGAACAAATTCCAAAATATTATTCCATCCTTGAAAACCTTGAACCGGATCAACATTGGGACTGATCCACTATATTGTTGAATGACCACCCCGGCCCTTGGCCGGTGGTGGTTTTTTCATACCCATTCGCCCCTTTCTCGGTTTGGGCGGTAAAGTGAACCGGGGGAAATCGTGGTTCCTAACCCACGGTAAAAAAGGATTTTGTAATGGAGGTATCACACTATGACGAAAGAAAAGCTGATGGAATGGGGCTTGACTGAGGAACAGGCCAACAAGGTTATGGAAGGGCTGAATGGTTCCTTTGTGACCAAGAGCCGGTTCAATGAGGTGAACGAGGAAAACAAGACCTTGAAAGCCCAAGTTTCTGAACGGGATGGGCAGATTGAAACCCTGAAGAAGTCCGCTGGTGATAACACGGAACTTCAGAATCAGATCACCGCCCTTCAGGAAGCGAACAAGCAGAAGGACAAGGATCACGCCAATGAAATCAAGGCCCTGAAGATCAGTAATGCTGTTGATGTGGCTCTGACCAATGCCAAGGCCAAGAACAACACCGCTGTAAAGGCGCTGTTGGCCGCATTCTTGGAGAAGGCGGAACTGGCCGATGATGGCACGGTGAAAGGGCTGGATGATGAAATTGGCAAGCTGACCAAGGGCGAGGACACGGCTTTTCTGTTCGACACCAGCGGCAAGGCCAAGTTTAAGGGAGCCAAAGCCGCTGAAAAGAGTGATCCCCACAATCAGCCCACCGGGGATGATCTTTCCAAAATGTCTTATGACGAACTGTGTAAGTACATGGAGGAAAACCCGGATGCGGTTTTGGAGTAACCAACACAATTTGACTACACAGAAAGGAAGTTTGAACGATGGCTAACAGCAAGTTTGATGCAAAGTCTTTCAACCCTGAAGCGTTTAAGTACATGGTTGGCCGTGTGCCTAACCTGACCCTGAACGCCCTGAAGAAGTCCCGTGCGCTGGCCGGAAACCCTGATATTAAGGCGGTGTTCACCAGTCAGAATGGCACCAGCTATGCCCGTCTTGCCATGCGTGGCCTTCTGGATGGGGATGCGGTGAACTATGACGGTGAAACCGACATTACCGCCACTTCCACCAAGACCTTTGAACAGGGTATGGTGGTTGTTGGCCGTGCCAAGGCATGGACTGAAAAGGACTTCAGCTATGACATTACGGGCGGCGTGGACTTCATGGGCAATGTGTCCGCACAGGTTGCGGAGTACAAGGACACCTTGGATCAAAAAACCCTTCTGTCCATCCTGAAGGGTGTTTTTGCTATGCCCACCACCGATGCCAAGAACAAGGAGTTTGTGGAGAAGCACAGCACCACGATTTATGGCCCTATGAGCGCCACCACCCTGAACAGCGCCGTGAACAAGGCTTGTGGAGCCAATAAGCAGAAGTTTTCTTTGGTGTTCATGCACAGTGATGTTGCTACCAACCTTGAAAACATGAAGCTGTTGGAGTTCATGAAGCAGACGGACGGGGACGGCATTCAGAAGGATTTGACCCTTGCCACTTGGAATGGGCGCACTGTGGTTGTGGACGATGATCTTCCCGCCGTGACCGGCTATGCCGATGCTGAAGCGGACACCCCCGGCGCTTTGCTGATCAAGGCTTCCGGTGCTTCCGGTGCTTCTGAAATTGATCTTGCCAAGGCAACCCCCTACTTTGGCACCCGCACCCTTGCCGCCGATATGTATGTGGTTCCCGCTACGCAGTACACCACCTTCATCATGGGCAACGGCGCTATCTCCTATGAGGATATTGGGGCCAAGGTTCCTTATGAAATGGCTCGTGACCCCAAGACCAACGGTGGTGTTGATACCCTGTATATGCGTCAGCGTAAGGTGTTCAGCCCCTTCGGTATCAGCTATGAGAAGAAAACCCAAACCAAGCTGTCCCCCACTGATGCCGAACTGGAAAATGGTCAGAACTGGACGCTGGTTCACAGTGGCGAAAGCTCCGCTTCCAGCCGTACCTATATCAACCACAAGGCGATTCCCATTGCCCGGATTCAGTCTTTGGGCTAATGGAAGGGCGGTGATCCCCGTTGCGTGAAGAAGTTGTTTCTATGCTTGCGGCCCTTGGCGTAACGGGGGCCGCTGATGATCCCTTGCTTGATATTGTAATCCGCAATGTTCAGTATAGGGTTCAGAATGAAACCAACCAAAGTGAACTTCCTGAAGGGCTGGTAAGCGTGGCCGTTTATATGGCCGTGGGCGAATACCTGAACATGAAGAAAGTTTCCGGGCAGTTGGATGGGTTTGATCTTGATGCGGCTATCAAACAAATTCAGGAGGGCGATACCAACACGGTTTTTGCCATTGGTGATGGCAGTTCAACCCCTGAACAGAGGTTGGATGCCTTGATTTCTTATCTGATCAATGGCCGAACCCGTGAATTTTACCGATTCAGGCGGCTTGTCTGGTGAACGCACACAGAAAAGCCCTTGAACGGCTGTGGAAGGATCGGTGTTCCATTTTTGTAAAAGAGAAAGTCACCGATCCAACCACCCACCTTACTGATTTTGAAGAAAAGCCGCTTCTTCAGGATCAACCCTGTAAACTGTCTTTTGAAACCTTAACTTCAAGCACGGGTGATCCCGTGGCCGCAGTTTCCCAAGCTGTGAAGCTGTTCATTTCCCCTGATGTAAAAATCCCCGCTGGTTGTAAAATCGTGGTGACACGGTTCAATGACCTTGAAAGAACATTCACCTATTCCAAGAGCGGTGAAGTGGGGGTATTCACCAACCATCAAGAAATTCCGCTTGTTCCGTTCAAGGGGTATGCCTAATGGGTAAATGGGGAAGATGCGATTTCCGCCAAATGGAACAGTTGAATGAACGGCTGGAAAAGCTGATGGGGGCTGATTTGGATAGGTTTTGCCGCCAAGCCGCCCAAGACTTGGCGGGGCGTTTGCTGAACAAGGTTGTGAAGCGGACACCGGTTGTATATGGGACTTTGCGGGATGCTTGGGCGGTAATGCCTGTGGGCCACCGTGGAACCCATTACACCGTTGTTGTGCTGAATAACCTTCAGTATGCGTCTTATGTTGAATACGGCCACCGGCAACAGCCGGGGCGGTTCATCCCCGGTTATTGGGAAAGTGACCGCTTTGTTTATGATCCTGACGCTGAAGGCGGAATGGTGCTGAAGAAGAATTGGGTGAAGGGGCGTTATATGCTGACCATTTCCACACAAGAGTTGGAACAGCAAGCCCCAAAAATTCTGGAAAAGAAGTTGTATAAGTTCCTGAAGGGGTGTTTTGATGCTTAATGAAATTATCAAAGGAATTTCAATGGCGCTGAATGCCGCCTTTGGGGATGAATATGAAATCTTTCAGAATGATGTGGAACAGGGTTTGGAAGAACCCTGTTTTTTGATTGCCGTTTTGCAACCGGAAGTTACCCCCATGCTTGGGCGGCGGTTTATCAAGCGAAACCCATTTGATATTCAGTATTTCCCCAGCGCCCCCGGCAATAATGCGGAAATGTTCACGGTTGCTGAAAAGCTGATTGAAGTTTTGGACTTCATTACCCTTCCCAATGGGGATCAGCTTCATGGAACCAGTGTGAACTATGAGATTGTGGACAATGTTCTTCATTTCTTTGTGAACTACAACTTGCCCATGATCCGGCCCACGGAAGAAACCTATATGGAAACCTTGGAAACCGAGGTTGGAACGATTGGAGGGGAATAAATGGCTACTACCACACGAAAGAAGAAAACCCCGGATCAGGGAGCGGCCCCGCCCGTTTCCACCCCGGTTCCGGTTTTCACCAAAAGAAATATCCTGACTTTCCAGAGGTACGACAAGCGGCGTGATCTTCTGTCCGTCCTTCTGGAAGATGGCAAGGAATACACAATGGAGCAGGTGGACAGCTTGCTTCAGAATTTTTTCAAGAAAGGAAAGGTGAATTGATATGGCCCTTGGCGGCGGCACTTTTTTGACGCAGAACAAAATTCTGCCCGGTGCATATATCAACTTCATTTCTGTTGCAAGCGCAAGCGCCACCCTTTCTGATCGTGGTATTGCAACGATCCCCCTTGATATGAATTGGGGGCCTGAAGGTGAGGTTATCACCGTTGAACTTGGGGATTTCCAGAAGAATTCCCAAAAGATTTTCGGATATGCGTACACAGCGGATGAACTGAAGCCCATGCGTGAAATTTTCCTTCATGCCAAGAAGGTTCACTTCTTCCGCCTGAATACTTCCGGCGTGAAGGCCACTTGCACCTATGCAACGGCCAAATACCCCGGCACCCGTGGCAATGATCTTCGGATTGTCATTGAAGCCAATGAGAACAGCCAAAAGGATGCGGCCCTGTATGATGTTTCCACTTTCCTTGGAACCCTTCAGGTGGATCAGCAAAAGGCCATTTCTCAAATGTCTGACCTGAAGAACAACGATTATGTGGACTTCAACACCGGGGCAAGCCTTGGCCTTACGGCAAGCACCCCCTTGACCAGCGGTGCCAATGGCACGGTTGAGGATGCCACCTATCAAACCTATCTGGACAAGATGGAAGCCTATACCTTCAACGCTATGGGTTGCCTGTCCACCAATCCCACCATTACCGCCCTGTTTGCTTCCTTCTGTAAGCGTATGCGGGACGATGTGGGCAAGAAGTTTCAAGTGGTTTGCTTCCGCAATCTGGCCGATTATGAAGGCGTTGTGAGCGTGAAAAACGGCCTTGTGGGTGATACCGAAAACCCCGCCCTGATCCCTTGGGCAACCGGCGTGGTGGCCGGAACCGCTGTGAACAAGTCTGCAACCAACATGGATTATGACGGTGAATATTCCGTTGATACCGATTACACCCAAAGCGAACTGGAAGCCGGTATCACGGAAGGTTCCTTCATGTTCCATCTGGTGGATGATAATGTGGTGGTTTTGGAGGATATTAACACCTTCACTTCCATCACGGATGAAAAATCTTCCGACTTTTCCAGCAATCAGACCATCCGGGTTCTGGATCAGATCGCCAATGATATTGCGGTTCTGTTTGGAACCAAGTACATTGGCAAGGTTCCCAACGATGCTTCCGGGCGGATCAGCCTTTGGAATGACATTGTGAAGCACCATCAGGAACTTCAGAATATCCGGGCCATTGAGAACTTCAGCCCGGACAATGTGACGGTTGCACAAGGCGACACCAAGAAGGCCGTGGTGGTGGCTGACTATGTTACCCCGGTCAACGCTATGGCCCAGCTTTACATGACCGTCTATGTTCAGTAAAGGAAGGAGGGTTTGAACTATGGCAACTGTGATGAACGCCAAAGATGCCATTTCCGCTTCTTTGGCGGAATGCTTTGTGACCATTGAAGGAAACCGTTACAATTTCATGCAGGCTATCAACCTTGAAGCCAGCTTTGAGAAGAACAAGACGAAAGTTCCCATTTTGGGCAAGACCGGCAAGGGTAACAAGGCCACCGGCTGGACTGGTACGGGTTCCGCAACTTTCCATTACAACACCAGCATTTTCCGTGAAATGATGAAGCGGTATAAGGACACCGGCGAGGATGTCTATTTTGACATTCAGGTGACCAATGAAGATCCCACTTCTTCTGTGGGCCGTCAAACCGTAATCCTGAAGGATTGCAACATTGATGGCGGCATTCTGACCAAGTTTGATGCTGATGCGGAATACTTGGATGAAGATATGGACTTCACCTTTGAGGATTTCGAGATGCCCGAAACCTTCAATTTGCTGGCGGGAATGGAGTAACACTGTCAAAACCCGCCCCATTTTGAGAATGTGGGCGGGTTTTTTCTTTTATAATCACAAAATAGGAGGAATTTAACAATGAGCCTTTCTGCATTTCTGGCGAAAAACGCCCTGAAGGTCGAAAATGTGAAGTTTGCGGTTTCCAAACGCTTTGTGGATGAAACCACCAAGAAGCCCATTGAATGGGAAATCAAAGCTATCACCGGCACCGAGGATGAAGCCCTTCGGAAATCCTGTGCCAAGCGGGTTCCCGTTCCCGGCAAGAAAAATCAGTACCAGAAGGAAACCGACTATGATATGTACCTTGGCAAGCTGGCGGTGGCCTGTACCGTGTTCCCCAACCTGAACGACAAGGAACTTCAGGACAGCTATGGTGTTATGGGTGCTGAAACCCTTCTGAAAACCATGCTGACCCCCGGCGAGTATGCCGACTATCTGACCAAGGTTCAGGAGGTTTGCGGCTTTGAAACCACCCTTCAGGATGAGGTGGATGAAGCAAAAAACTAATTGAAGAAGGTGATGGTGAAGCGAACATTGCTTACTATTGCCTTCATGAACTTCATTTGACACCTTCCCAGTTTTTCAACCTTGACCGGCAGGAACGGGCGTTCATTATTGCCGCTATTGATGTTCGGGTTGAACGGGAAAAGAAAAAGCAAAAAGAACTTGAACGAAAGAAGCGCCGGGGCCGGAAGCGGTAAACGCTGGCCCCGGCCTTTTCCCTTTGGAAAGAAGGTGAACCCCTATTGGCAACCATTAGAACCGCTATCGCCCTTTATGATGGTGTAACCGCCCCCCTTCAGGCAATGCACAAGGCCATGAACATTGTGCTGAACAGCTTTGAAGCTATGCAAAGGGCTTCCGGTAATTCGGTTGATACTTCGGCCATTCGTGAAGCCCGTGAAGAATTGGCAAGAGCCGGGGCCACCTTTGATGAAATTGAAGAAAATATCCGGGAAGCTGGAAACCAGCAAGACCGATTTAACCGGAGGATCAGGGATGGCACCACCGCCGCTGATGGCTTGTGGGGCAAGCTGAAAGGTATTGCGGCCACCGTTGGCGGTTTGGCGGCGGCAAAGAAGTTGTTGAACATTTCGGATCAATTTTCCAATACAAACGCCCGTTTGAATAATGCCATGATCAACTTTGACGATGGCGGTTCTCTAACTGACCTTGAAAAGAAAGTAATGGCTTCAGCGCAACGATCCAGAACTTCTTATATGGATGCCGCTTCTTCCATTGCAAAATTGGGATTGAACGCCCGTGACGCATTCGGAAGCATGGATGAAGTAATTGCCTTCCAAGAACTGGTCAATAAGCAATTTGTCATTGGCGGGGCAAGTGTGCAAGAGCAACAAGCCGCAATGATCCAGCTTACCCAAGCAATGGCTTCCGGTGTTCTTCGTGGTGAAGAATTGAACAGCATTTTTGAACAGGCTCCCGGAATTATTCAAAGTATTGCAGATTATTTGGGCGTTCCTATTGGTGAAATCCGGGCTATGGCCGCTGATGGACAAATCACCGCAGATATTGTAAAGAACGCCATGTTTGCGGCGGCAGATGATATTGAAGCCAAGTTTTCAAATATGCCCAAGACTTGGGCGCAAATTTGGGTTGGTATGAAAAACAAGGCCCTTTCCATCTTTGCCCCGATCCTGACCAAGATCAATCAGATTGGCAATAGTGAACGGTTCACCCAAGTAACAGATGGGATTATCAATGGCCTTGCCGGGATCGCTTCTATTGCCACTTGGGTTCTTGATCTTCTGATTGGCGGTGCCGCATTGGTGGTGGATAACTGGTCGTGGCTTTCTCCCATTATCTATGGTGTGGCCGGGGCTTTGTTGGTGTATTACGGGGCGCAGATGGCCGCAAATGCTGTGGCCCTTATTGCCAAAGGAATTCATATCGCTATGGCCGGGGCAAAGATGATCCAGCTTGCCGCAACCGGCGCATTGACAGCGGCCACCGCCGCTGAAACGGCGGCACAATACGGCCTGAATGCGGCCCTGTATGCTTGCCCCTTGGTATGGATCATCATTCTGGTGATTGCCCTTGTAGCCCTGTTCTATGCGGCTGTGGCGGCGGTCAATAAGTTTGCTGGTACAAGCGTTTCCGCAACCGGCCTGATTTGCGGCGCATTCATGGCGGCGTTGGCGTTCATTGGAAACATCTTCATTGCCTTGTGGAACTTGGTTGTGGATGTATTTGTAATGATCTATAACCTTGTGGGAACCGTTGCAAACTTCATCGGAAATGTATTCAATGATCCGGTTGGGGCAGTTTGCCGCCTGTTCTTCGATTTGGCGGACACTGTTCTTTCTGTGCTTCAAGCGTTGGCTTCGGCCATTGATACCATCTTCGGTTCTAATCTTGCTGGTTCCGTCCAAGGCTGGCGTGACAGCTTGGGCGGTTGGGTGGATTCCACCTTCGGCAAGGGTGAAGAAGTCATGGAAAAGCTGAATGCCGATGATATGAAGTTGGGCCGGTTTGAATATGGGGCCGCTTTTGATATGGGCTATGAGTTCGGCCAAGGTGTGGAAGATACCGTGGGCGGCTTGTTCGACTTTTCCGCAATGGACAGCTTGGGGGCCGCTGATGGGCTGGATGCCTTCAATCTTGGCAATACCCTTGATGGTATCTATGGCAACACCGGGGACACGGCGGGGAACACCGCCGCTATGAGTGATGCCCTTGACATTGCGGAAGAAGATTTGGCCTATTTGCGGGATATTGCCGAGCGTGAAGCAATCAACCGGTTCACCACGGCTGAAATTCATGTTGAACAGCACAATGAAAACCACATTTCCAGTGACACCGATCTTGACGGGATCATGGATGCTTGGGCTAATGATTTTGCTGAAAAGCTGAATGTTTCTGAAGAAGGGGTGCATGAGTAATGGCATACAAAATGTATTTGGGTGGTGTGCTTATGCCCATCACCCCTTCCAAAGTAACTGTGAAGATCAATAACCAAAACAAAACTATGACCCTGATCAATGGGGAAGAAATCAATATTTTGAAAGCCGCTGGCCTGTCTGATGTGTCTTTTGAACTGTTGCTTCCCCAAGTTTCCTATCCTTTTACCAATGGCGGGGCGCAATCCGCAAGCTATTACCTTTCTTTGTTTGAGCGGTTGAAAACCAGCAAAGAGCCGTTCCAATGGATTTTGAACCGGCAAAGGCCCAATGGCGGGATGTTCTTCTATACCAACCTGACTGTTGGAATGGAAAACTATGAAATCACAGATGATGCCGGGGCCGGGTTTGATGTGAAGGTGAAAGTGAACCTGAAGCAATACAAAGCCTATGGAACCAAGACCGTAACCATCAAACAACCGGCTACCCCCGCAGAGCCTCCCAAGGCAACGGTTCAAGAAGCCCCCCGGCCTACCGCCACCGCTCCCAAAACTACCACCTATACCGTGAAATCCGGGGACTGTCTTTGGAATATTGCCAAGAAATATCTTGGGGACGGTTCCCGGTACACTGAAATTTATAATCTGAACAAGGATAAAATCAAGAACCCTAATTTGATTTATCCTAATCAGGTTCTTACTTTGCCTTCCTGAAAGGGGTGATTCTGTTTGGCCGTTGAACTGTTCATTCAACACGGCAGTACAATTCAATATCCGGTTGTTGAAGAAGGGGCCAAGCTGACCTTGGAGCGCAAAGGAACCCCCGGAAAGCTGGAATTTACCGTTGTCAAGTGCGCCGGACTAAACTTCCAAGAAGGTGATCCGGTGAAGTTGACGGTTGACGGAACCCCCATGTTTTATGGGTTTGTGTTTAAGAAGAAGCGGGACAAAGGCCCCACCATTGATGTTGTGGCTTTTGATCAGTTGCGATACCTGAAGAACAAGGACACTTTGACAGAAGAAGGGCTGAAGGCTTCTGATCTTCTGAAACGGTTGGCAACTGATTTCCAGTTGAACCTTGGTGATGTGGAAGATACCGGGTACACCATTGAAACCATCGTGGAGGAAAACCAAACCCTGTTTGATATGATTCAGAATGCTTTGGATGAAACCCTGATGAATACCAAGCAACTGTTTGTTCTTTATGATGATGTTGGAAAGCTGACCTTGAAAAACATCAATTCCATGAAACTTGATCTTCTGATTGATGAAGAAACCGGTGAAAATTTCAGTTATGAATCCAGCATTGATGATCAGACCTATAATAAAATCAAGCTGGCCTATAACAACGAGGAAACCGGCAAGCGGGAATTGTATGTGGCCCAAGACGGTGAAAAAATCAACCAATGGGGCGTTCTTCAGTATTTTGAAGAAATCCAGACCAAAACTGGTGCTTCCGCCAAGGCGGATGCCCTGTTGAAATTGTATGACCAAAAAACCAGACGCTTGACCATCCAAGATGCGTTTGGGGATGCTCGGGTAAGAGCCGGAAGCGCCGTGGTGGTTGCCCTGAACCTTGGTGATATAATCACCAACAATTTCATGGTGGTGAACAAAGTCACCCACACTTTCAAGGATAATGAACACCGGATGGAACTTGATTTGATTGGGGGTGAATTCATTGCCTAATGCTGTGGAAGTAGTAAAAAAGGCGGCTGTGGAAGCCGTGGAAGCTGGAAAACCCGTGAATCTGTTGTTTGGTGAAGTGATTTCCGCTTCACCGCTGAAAATCCAAGTGGATCAGAAAGCAATCTACACAGAAAAAATGTTGGTGCTGACCCGGAATGTCACTGATTATGAAGTGGATATGACGGTTTCCCACCAAACTGTGGTGATCAGCCACGGCCACCCGGTTGTTGATACCTATACCGGGGGTGGTGAAGCAACCCCCATAGATCACAACCACCCCATTCAGGGGCGAAAGAAATTCAAAGTTCATAATGCCCTTGTGGTTGGTGATTGGGTGCTTCTGGCCCGGATGCAGAAGGGCAAAAAATTTGTAGTGCTGGATCGTATCAAAGCGAACCCGGCCTTGAAGGGGGAATGGCTATGATCCCGCAGACCGGGGATGATTTGCGGCAGGATTTTGAGTTTGAAACGCTTCCCAGCAGAACCTTCCGCATGAACCACAATAGCTTGACCATCATTGGAACCATTGATCAGATTCAAGCCGTTGAACAAGCGGTGTATTTGATTCTGAACACTGAACGCTATGAATGGCTGATCCATTCTTGGAACTATGGCGTGGAACTTCACAATCTGATTGGGCAAGATGTGGAATACTGTATTCCTGAAATTGAACGGCGGGTTCGGGAAGCCTTGCTTCAAGATGACCGGATCACCGCCGTTGAAAACTTTCAATTTGAAGTGAACAAGAAAAAGGTGCTGACCACTTTCACGGTGGTCAGCATTTTTGGTGAAATCAATACAGAAATGGGGGTTGAAATCTAATGTATGAAGCGCAGACCTATGAAGTGATCCTTGCCCGGATGCTTCAAAAGGCGCTGTCTGTCAACGGTAATCTTGATACCCGTGAAGGATCGCTGGTGTGGCTTGGGAACGCCCCCGCCGCTGTGGAACTGCAAAATCTGTATATTGCCCTTGATACGGTATTGAATGAAACCTTTGCTGATACCGCAAGCCGCCCCTATCTGATTCAAAGAGCCGGTGAACGGGGCCTTTCCCCGCAACCGGCAAGCCCCGCAATTTTGCAGATGGCGATTACTCCCACAACCTTGTTTCTTCCCATGAATACCCGCTTTTCCATCGGTGAACTGAATTACTATGTTTCCGCTGATCGTGGGAATGGTAATTATGAACTGACCTGTGAAACGGCTGGTGAAGCCGGGAACAACTACACCGGAACGGTGATCCCCATTGAATATGTGGATGGCCTTCAGACTTGCACCATTACTTCCATTTTGGTTCCGGGTGAAGATGAAGAAGATACCGAGGTTTTCAGACAGCGTTATTTCAACAGCTTGAACGCCCAAGCCTTCGGCGGAAACCGTATTGACTATATTGAAAAGGTCAACGCCATTCCCGGCGTGGGTGGTGTGAAGGTTTACCGGGCTTGGAACAGCGATTTTTCCCCGGCTGAAATGATTCCCCCGGAAGGAACTTCTGAATGGATCAGCGGCCTTTCTGATGTTCCTGAAGCGGTGAAAAGCTGGTTGGATGCGGTGTTCTATGCCGCCCAAAACAATAAATTGACCGTTGGCGGAACTGTGAAGCTGGTGATCATCAACAGCACTTTCACGGTTCCTTCCCCGTCCTTGGTGGAACAGGTTCAAACCGCCGTTGATCCCCTTCAGAATGCGGGGGAAGGCGTTGGAATTGCCCCCATCGGTCATGTTGTTAGGGTGGAAGGTGTTCAAGAAGAAACGGTGAATTTGGCCTTTTCTTTGTATTACCAGCGGGATTGGGATTGGGACGATGTTTCGGGATATGTGACGGAAGCCATTGAAAGTTATTTTACAGAACTGGCAGAAAGTTGGGCGGATCAGACGGAACCCCTTGTGGTTCGTATCAGCCAAATTGAAAGCCGGTTGTTGGGCATTTCCGGTATTCTGGATATTGCCAATACAAAAATCAATGACGAGGCTTCCAACTTCACTTTGGAACTTGACCATATCCCGGTATTGGGTTCTATTTCCCCCAGCGTTATCACGATCAACGCATGAAGGGGTGATGGAAAGTGGATAGAAAACTGATCAATTATCTTCCCTATGTTGTCCGGGATTATGCGGAATTCAAGGGGATTTCAGAAGCGGAACAACCGGAGTTTGAATCCGCTTGGGGTTCTTCTGATGATCTTCTGAATAATCAGTTCATTTCCACGGCTGGTAATTTGGGCCTGTCCAGATGGGAAAAGATTTTGGGGATCACCCCCAAGGGAACAGACACCTTGGAAGATCGCCGGTTCCGTATTCTGACCCGATTGAATGAAGAACTTCCATACACACTTCCGCAGTTGAGAAATATTCTTGAAACCCTTTGCGGTTCCGGGAATTATTCGGCTGAAGTGATGGAAGGAACCTATCAGCTTATTGTGAAAATTGGGCTGGCGGCAAAAAACAACTTTAGTGATGTTGAATCACTGTTGGATCGGGTGGTTCCGCAAAATCTGATTGTGACCCTTCTTCAGCTTTATAACACCCATGCTGAACTTGGACGGTTCACCCATGCCCAGCTTGCCGCATACACCCATGACCAAATGAGAAATGAGGTAATGAACTGATGGCAAATCAAACCGAAAATTACAAATTGACCAAGCCCCTTGCTTCTGAATTTTATGATGTTGAAGTTCAGAACGGCAACATGGACAAGATTGATGCCGCCCTGAAAGAAAATGCCGATGGTATCAAAAACCTTCAGGACGGGCAAAAAAACAAGGCCGATTTGGTAGATGGGAAGGTTCCGGCTGAACAACTTCCTGAAATGAACTATGAGCAGAAGGGAACCGCCGAAAGCACGGTTAAGACCCATAATGAAGATCAAACCGCCCACCCCTTTCTGTTGGGGCAGATTAACACCTGTGTGGAAGCGGCGCAAAACGCCCAAGATGCCGCTGATGCGGCCTTGGAAGCTGTGAACAGCATTGCATTCACAATCAATGTAGTTCCCACACAAAATGGAACCTTGACCTATAACGGGCAAGCCCAAAGCCCTTCTTGGAACAGCTATGATCCCAACGCTTTGACCCTTGGCGGTGTGACTACCGGCACCAATGCGGGAACCTATACGGCAACCTTCACCCCGAAAGATAAATACCAATGGAGTGACGGAAGCAAGACGGCACGGGAAGTCACATGGACGATTGGAAGGGCTTCTATGCCGGTTCCCTCTCAAAGTGGAAGTCTTACCTATACCGGAGCCGCCCAAAGCCCTACTTGGGCCAACTATGATTCCGGGAAAATGACGCTTGGGGGAACTACCAGCGGCACCAACGCTGGAAGCTACAACGCCACTTTTACCCCCGGCGCAAACTACAAATGGAACGATGGAACCACCAACGCCAAAACCGTTGCTTGGACGATTGGAAAGGCCGCTGGAAGCCTTTCTTTGAACAAATCTTCTATTTCCCTGAATGTTTCCAAAATGTCTGACACCATCACAGTAACACGGGCCGGGAATGGTACAATCAGCGCCGTTTCTAATGCCACTGGCGTGGCTTCTGTGAGCGTTTCCGGGAATGTGGTAACTGTTACCGGCAAGGCCAAAGGAAACGCCACAGTGACCGTCAGCGTGGCCGCTGGCACCAATCACACGGCACCCGCAAGTAAAACCTGTTCCGTGTCTGTCACGCTTCCCACAAGCACCCTTTCTGATAATGATTGGGCCACCATTCGCCAAGTGAGTAGTGCCGGACAGGGGGCCAACTATTGGGCGGTTGGTGATATGAAGCCCATCACAATCAATGGCAAGGTTGGAAACACCACCTTCAGCAACCTTACCATCAATGTTTTCATCTTGGGCTTCAACCACAATGCTTCCAGAGAAGGAAACAACCGAATTCACTTCCAAATTGGAAAAATCGGTACAACCCCGGTGGCGCTTTGTGATGCTCAATATAACAGCGATCAGAGTGGTAACGAATATTTTAACTGGAACCCGAACAACAGCAATAACGGTGGTTGGAAATCCTGTTATAAGCGTACTACTTTGTACGGTAATAGCGGAACCCCCACCAGTCCAGTTTCCAATAGCCTTATGGCGGCGCTTCCTTCTGACTTGAGGGCTGTTATGCAACCCGTAACCAAGTACACCGATAATGTGGCAAATGGAAGCGGCAATGTTCAAGGTAATGTGAATACTACCACTGATTACCTGTTTGACTTGGCAGAATTTGAAGTATTCGGCACCCGATATTATGCGAATACCTATGAGCAGAATTATCAGCTTCAGTATGATTACTATAAGGCTGGTAACAGCAAGGTTGCTTATAAACATTCCGCCGTGTCCACGGCGGTTTGGTGGGGCCTTCGTTCTCCTTATTGCAGCAACTATAGCACTTTCGTGGTTGTTTGGACTGATGGCACCTACGACGGCAGTAACGCTACCGGTTCTGGTGGGTTGCGGCCCGGCTTTGCCGCCTAATCCCCCGCAGGATGATCCGGCCCCCATCCCGCCCCCGCAAGGGGGCGGTTCCGGGACGGACAAAATAAAAAAAAATAATATGGCGGCGTAAGCCGCCCGACGCAAATTTTGAAAATTGGCTTTTTCGTGGTTTTATGCTATACTTGAAAAGATAGCCCGGAAAGGGGTGAATCTATGTCGGTATTGAAGCAAAAAAGAACCACAAGTAAGGCCGAATTCATCAACACGGCCAACCAAGTTTACATTGAAACCATCAATTTTCTTACCCGCTTATCTGCAAGGTATTCCCGTTTGATCGCTGAACCAGTTGCAAAGCTGGCCGGGGAAGTGATTGATCATGCTGAAAAAGCAAACAGCATTTACCCTTCAGATGCCCAGCGGATTGAGTTGCGGAAGGCCCATTTGCTTGAAGCAAGGGCTTCTCTTATGGCGCTTGATGTGCGCCTGACCCATTGTTATTTGATCCTGAATCAGAACCCGGAAGGGGCATTTACCAATTCCAAAGGCGTTGCAGTAAAATCCAAAGATGCCGTGGAAAAGCTGGATAAAATGGCCCAAAATTTAGGTGAGCTGATCGACAAGGAAAATGAACTTCTGAAAGGGGCTATCAAAAATGTAAGCGGAAAGCAAAAAGCATGATTTTTATTAGGTGTGCAACTGTGAATGTTTCCTTCGGCGGTTTGGTGGGGCCTTCGTTCTCCTAATTACAACAACAATAACAATTTCATGATTGTTTGGACTGATGGCAACTACAACAACAATAACGCTAACAATTCTGGTGGGTTGCGGCCCGGATTTTGCAAATATACACGGTCAAATGGAGTAGCAGAAAACCGGCTTTTGGATTTCAGGTGAAAGACGACCGATGTAAAAGGAGTTGCACTTCCTTGGGTGAAAATCCCTAAAACTGCCCTTTGATGCCCTTACACGGACGCTTCTTGCATGGTGGGGTATGTGTCTAACCCATTTCATGTGTCGGGGCAAAGCAGATTAGATGGCACCCTACAAAATATCTGTACGAAAGGCGAATACTTTTTTATTATGACAAGCCAAGAACGGCATGAAGCAAGATACCAGCGCCGCAAAGCCAAGCGGCAAGAAAGAAAACAGGCCCGGTGTAATGCACTTGGGCCAATCAACAAGGTTTTCAGCTATCGCAAGATGTTCTTCTATGGGCGGAAATGCTGTAACGGGGTACGGTGGAAGCAAAGTGTTCAAAACTTTGAAGCCCATCTTTTTCCGGGACAGCCAAGCGCAGGAAGAATGTTTTGGATCAAACTTGGAAGCCCATGAAATGTACCCATTTCACATTGAAAGAGCGTGGGAAAATTCGCCCTATTGATGCGCCCCATGTAACGGATCGACAAATTCAGAAAACAGCAACCAGTGAAATTTTAATTCCCTTGTATGGCCCTTCTATGGTTTATGACAACGGGGCAAGCCAAAGGAACAAAGGGCTTCACTGGCATTTCAGGCGATTGAAGGAACAGCTTCATTGGCACTTCCGGCGCTATGGCCGGGAAGGTGCGGTGTTGCTGTTGGATTTGAAGGGCTTCTTCCCAAATGCGCCCCATGCGCTTTTATATCAACGGCACCAAAATTTGATCTTGAATCCTGACCTTCGGACATTGGCGGATTTGATTATTCAATATTCCCCTTGCCCGACACCGGGCCGGGGCTTGCCTTTGGGTGTGGAACCATCCCAACAGGAAATGGTGGCAATGCCCAGCGCAATAGATAATTGGATCAAATGCCAAGCCGGGGTTCACTGTTTCGGCCACTACATGGACGATTATTATTTAATCCTTCCAGATGTGGAAGCCCTGAAGAAACTTGGGCATGAAATTGTTCGGCGGTTTGAAGCCGCTGGAATACGGGTGAACAAACGCAAATGCAAAATCATTCCCCTGACAAAACCCTTCCGATTCTGCAAGGCACGGTTCACGCTGACGGAAACAGGAAAGATCAAGGTAAATGGAAGCCGGGACGGTGTGAAACGGGCAAGGCGCAAGCTGAAGCTATTTCACCGGGAGTTTGTGGAAGGGAAGCGGTTGTTTTCTGATATTGAACAGTACATGGAATGCCAAAGCGCATATTACCGAAACTTCAATGATCATGGCCGGTTGTTGAGGTTGCGGCGGCTTTATCATGCTATCTTTTTCGGAGGTGCAAAATGTTCAGAATCATCAAAGATGGGGCAAGCCTTGGCTTGACCGAAAAATTGAACTATATCATGCAGGCCGAAAATGGTTGCTATGTCCTTTGCCCGGAGCAGAATGCTTCGGGCATTGTTTTTGAAGGGACACCGTACCATTTGCTTGGCCGGGACAGTTTGGAAGGGCTGGAAACTGTCAGCTTGGAAGAAACTGATGGGGGTGCAGAAATCCAAAAGGCCACCGATACTGGCGGGATCATGTTTGTGACTTTGACAGAAGCCGGAAGCATTGACCTTGTGACAGCGGCGGAACACGCTGAACTTTTTGCAGAATGGGCATTCCCCATCAACTACAAAACCGGACAAATCCGGCGCTATGATGGAACCCTTTACAAGTGTGTTCAGGATCACACTTCCCAAGAAGGCTGGACACCCCCGGAAGCCCCCAGCCTTTGGAGCAAAACCAGTGACCCGGCTGAAGAATGGCCTGAATGGATCGCCCCCATTGGGGCGCATGATTCGTATTCCTTGGGCGCAAAGGTGAGCCACAACGGGAAGTATTGGACTTCTACGGTGGATAACAATGTTTGGGAACCCGGCGTGTATGGATGGGAGGAAGTAACCGATGGAGTATAACCGGTATATCACCCGCAAACGGGCCAAGTTTGAAGCCATTTGCGGCCATGTAAATATTCCGTATGGAACCGCCTTGATCAATCAGGGCGGTTTTCTTATGTGGAATGGAAAGCAAATTTGCGGGATCACCAGCCAAAACGCTTTTGACTTCTTTAGTCAGAACGATGATGGACGGGGCCGGGAACGGGGTGATTTGGTATCTGCTATCCTGATCCAGTTGGAGCGGCGGGACAAAAACCACCAGAGCCGGTGGAATAAGATTTGGGCCGATCCCCTTTGTCAAAAGTACAAAAGGCCGGAGCATGAAGATCATTGGCTTTGGAACTATGCCTTTTACAATGCCCCGGTTGAAGATTTGCAATATATCTTTGACCTGATCAGAAAGGGGTGATCCAATGACGGTTTACCAATGGTTGTGCTTGCTTGGGGTTCCCGCTGTGATTGGCGGAATTTTCAAATACCTTCACACCCTGATCAAGCACAATTCAGAAGATTCCAAGGCCCTGAAAGCGGGGGTTCAGGCGCTTTTGAGAAGCCAAATGATCAGTGATTATAACAAGTGGTCAGAACGGGGATATGCTCCGATTTATGCAAGGGAAAATTTTGAAAACTGTTGGAAGCAATATCATTCTTTGGGGGTGAATGGGGTAATGGATGATCTTCATGAAAAATTCTTGGAACTTCCGACAACCCCGGCAAATGAGAACTAAAAAGCGGGAATTCTCCAAAGTCTGGTTGGGATGTGTAGGGGCCGTTACATTGATTGTAACGGCCTTTACTCTTGCCATTGTTTGGAGAACCGGGGACACTTCCCCCCTTGCATATTTGATCCCGGCCATATTCGCTGAATTGGCTACGGCAACCGGCTTTTACTATTCCAAGGCAAAAGCTGAAAACAGAATCAAACTTCGGAAACAGTATGGGCCGGAAGTCTACAATGACGCAAAAGAACTTTAAGAAAGGATGAATCACATGAACGCTGAACAGATTATTTCCCTGATTGTGGCCGTTTTGACCGGCCTTGCCACCTGTGTTCCTTTGGCCTATAAGCTGGTGCAGTATGTCCAGAAGGCCACGCAAGAAAAGAATTGGGCGGCCCTGTTGGGTTTGGTGATCAATCTGATGGAAGAAGCGGAACAGAAGTTTTCCGATGGCGCAACCCGTAAGGAATGGGTGATGGCTATGGTTCAGACTTCCGCTGAGTATATCAACTATCCGGTTGACACTGAAGCCCTTGGCAATTTGATTGATACCCTGTGTGATATGACCAAGGTTGTGAACTATGAAGAAATTCCCACCCTTGAACCTGTAAAGGAGGATACCGAAAATGAGCAACAGTAATCTTGTCAGATACACCAAAATTTCCCCCAACAAAACCAGCCCCCGCAACCACGCCATTGACCGGATCACCATTCATTGTGTGGTTGGTCAGTGTACGGTTGAAACCCTTGGGAACATCTTTGCCCCCACTTCCAAACAGGCTTCTTCCAACTATGGCATTGGCAAGGATGGCCGGGTTGGAATGTATGTGGAAGAAAAGGATCGTTCTTGGTGCAGTTCTTCCAGCGCCAACGATAACAGAGCCGTAACCATTGAGGTTGCGAGTGATACCACCCACCCTTACAAGGTTACGGATCAGGCATATTCCGGCCTTCTTGACCTTGTGACCGATATTTGCAAGCGCAACGGGAAAACTAAAATCCTGTGGTTCGGGGACAAGAACAAAACCCTTGCCTATACCCCCAAGGCAAATGAAATGGTTATGACGGTTCACCGGTGGTTTGCTAATAAGGCTTGCCCCGGTGATTATCTTTATAACCTTCATGATGAAATTGCCGCAGAGGTCAATAGGCGGCTTTCTGGCGGCACTTCTACTGGCGGGGGTGGAACTACTACCCCCGGCACCGGAAACAGCACCACGGGCGGCGCTGGTGGCGCTGTGACCCCTTATCTTGTGCGGGTGACTATTTCTGATCTGTATATCAGAAAAGGCCCCGGCACCAATTACGGGAAGAATGGCTTCATCAAGCCCGGTGTTTATACCATCGTGGCAGAAAGCACCAGCACCGGGGCCACCAAATGGGGCAAGCTGAAAAGCGGGGCCGGATGGATCAGCCTTGACTATGCAAAAAAGGCGTGATACCGTGTTATTAGTGTGTTACTATCGCCCCCGATTTACCCCACTTTCAACGGGCTGAAATGTTCAGTATTTGGGCGCTTCGGAGCGTTGCAGAGCATACTAATTCATGGTATAATAAACACAGAAGAAGCGGGAACCCTTGTATTTTCAGGGGTTCCCGCCTTTTTTGTTACTATCGTGTTATTAGTTCAGTGTTCAGTGAAGCAAAAATTCATTGTAGTTCAACCCATGAAAACCAGCTTGTAACCGGCTTCCGAAAACCGCCCTACGGCAACCAAAATGGAAACCGGAATGCGATTATCCACAATGGGGGCGCTGGTAGAAAGTTCCCATTCACCATCTTCAAGGGTTTCCACCCTGACTTCCAAGGATTCCGGGATCACCCGCACACGGGCAACCTTCTTCAGTTGGGACAGCTTTTCCACCAGATAGGCTTCTACATATTCCGGGGGCTGTCTGATCCCGGCTTCCCAATTTTGAATTGACCGGGCCGGAACCCCGAATTCCTTTTCAACTTCCTTTTGTGTCAACCCGGCAAATTCACGGGCTTCTTTGATGTTCATATTTCAAACCCCTTTCAAAGTCTTTCGGTAAAGGGGGGGAAGCCCCCCCCACTGATCTGATGTTTAGATTTCGTGAACCAGAACTCTAACATGAAGGCGTTGGATATTGTAACCACCGGCAAGAATGGATTCGACCCGAACACTTCCCAGCTTGCCATACACAACACCGTTCAAAGCCCCACCGCTATAATGGATTCCGTCCCAATCAGTGACTTCACCGGTGATAGCGTGGATTCTGCTATACAGGTTCATGATCAGAGATTCAGCGGATTTCATGTTTTCCTTGTGGATTTCGCTTGCCATGGTATGAATCATCTGATATGCGGAATAGCTATATTCCTTGATGAATTTATCCCAGCCAAGTTCGTTGTAAGCGGTAGTCAGTCTTTCTTTTCTTTCAAGATCATATTCATCCCAACGGGCTACCAGTTCGGTTTGCATGACCTTCATGGTTTCGGGGATTTCCTTGATCCAGAGGTTTTCTTTCTTCTTGGCTTCGGTCAGCCGATCCTTCCAAGTATTCAGGATACGAATTTTTTCTTCCAGAACCTTCTTGGAGTTTTCAACGGCTTCTTTGGAATCTTCCCAATCACAGATTTCCCAATACAGATCATTGTTGTCCCGGTGGGCCAAGGCGGGGTGTTTTCCGGTGAGGTCAACCCCCTTAGCAACCAGAGCTTCCCGGCGTTTCAGTTCCCGTGCGGTTTGCTTAACAAGGGTTGCTTCCCTTTTAGAAACGGCTTCTTCAGCCTTTTGGACTTTGATCAACAAATCCTGAACTTTCATAACAACCTTCCTTTCATACACTCATTGGGTGTCCTTCTGCAAGTATAATACACCCAATGGGTGTGTATGTCAAGAGGTTTCAAAAAATATTTATCATTTCTACGGCGGCTTTCAGTTCGTCCAAAGTCTTATGATTATAGACCCGGTTTCCCGTGTCTTTGGACACATGACCCATCAGAAGATCAATACACTTCCGGTTTGCCCCGGCGCTGTCCAGTTGACTTTCAAAGGTGTGGCGGCATTCATGCGGGGTGTGGTTCATTCCAAGGGCCTTCATAATATCCGCCCAAAAAATACGGTATTGGGTTTGAGAACAAGCCCTTCCGTTATAGCTGATCAGGCGGGGGCCACTTTCAGCAAGACGGGCTTCAACCAATGGCCTGATTTTGGAATGGATAGGAACCAGCCGATTTTTACCGGCCTTGGTTTTGGTTCCGCCCTTCATCGTCCCGGCCTGAAGGTCAATATCTTCAGGTTTCAAATTCAGAAGTTCACTGATTCGCCACCCGGAATATATCAGGATCAGGACGGTATCAACCCAAGGCTGTTCCTGATGCGCCCAAACCTTTTTGACTTCATCCTTGCTGAAGGGAAGGCGGCTGGTTGGTGGAATTGGATCAGAAGTGAGAAGATCAGAAAAGCACCGGTTGATTATGTCCATTTCCAAAGCGAACCGGTCAAGATGGCCCCAAAGGTTCTTGATTGCCGCTTGGGTGCTATATCCCTTCCCGCACCCGTCGATAGTTTCTTGCATTTGGTAGGATCGAATTTGTTTATAGGGATTTTCCCACAACGCTGAACAATGCTTGAACGCTGAACACAAAGATGAACGGTTAGATTCCCCCAGCTTGGGGGCCTTCTTTTCCTTCCAGAGTTCAAACAGTTCTTTCACTGTGATTTTAGCCCGGTCAACATCCCACGGATCACGGTTGTATTCCGCCAACAACATATTCCCAGCTTCACGGGTTTCTGTGTAGCCTATGATCTCATAAATTGGATGGCCCTTGTCATTCCACCCAATCACTTTCTTCACAATGAATGGGCGGCGGCGATTGCCTGACAGTTTCGCAACTGTCCCATACCCATTTGGATTTCGCATTATATCACCCAGCCTTTCAGGAAAAAGGGTATGCAAAACCAAACCCGGTGTGATATAATGTTCAATGGGGATTGAAACATTAACTTCAAACGGGTTTTGTTTCGCCTGACCGCTTCCGGTGTGCCACCACCGGGGGCGGTCTTTTTTTTTGCTTCTGTTCTGATCTGTTCCGTATGTATCTATTGGTTATCAATGGGTTTTCCCTTTATAGAACAGATGGAACAGATGATATATTACTTAAACTTAAAAAGAAAAAA